GCAGCAGCTCCAGTTGCTCAGCCTTTGACTTACACCCGCCCACGCTCTCCAATCGTGGACAAAGCTACATACTTGGAACATTCAGTACGCGCAAAGTTGGGCAACGAGGATTCTCGCCAATTCGTAGCGTTCGCTGATGACACCACTAGCAATAACTCAGGCTTGATCCCAACACGTCAGCTAACAGAGGTAATTAACCCTCTATCAAACGCTGATAGGCCAATGATTTCTGCTATTTCAACAGGCGCCTTACCTGACGCTGGAATGTCCTTTGAAATTCCAAAGATCACAGTAGTACCAACTGTTGCAGACGTAAATGAAGCACAGCCAATTACCGAAACAGGTATGGAAACATCTTTCTTATCAGTAAGCGTAAACAAGTATGCAGGTGGACAAACTTTCTCAGTAGAATTACTAGATCGTTCAAACCCAGTATTCTTTACTGAGCTAGTACGTCAAATGGAGTTTGCTTATGCAAAAGCCACAGATTCTTTTGTTGCTGGCGAAGTTGCTAATAACGGAACACTTAACGCAACTGCTACAACTGAGGACAAAGACGGACTACTTACCTTTGCTTCAAGTGCAGCAGCAGCAGTTTATGGCGCTTCACTAGGCTTTGCTCGTAATATCGTAGTTTCTGCTCAACAATGGGGCAAGATTATGAGTTACTCGGACGGCGGACGTCCAATTTACACCGCAGCTCAACCACAAAACGCTGCTGGTGTAGTAAGTCCAACAAGCCTACGCGGAAACGTATTAGGTCTTGATCTTTATGTTGATCGCAACTTTGGTGGAACAGGTGGCACAGGTCTAGGCGACTATTCAATGGTCGTAGTAAATCCAGACGCATACACCTGGTACGAGTCACCACGCGTGCGCCTACAAACAAACGTAGCGCTAAACGGACAAATTGAAGTTAGCTACTATGGCTATGGCGCACTTGCAACCAAGATCGCTGCTGGCGCTAACTGGTTCAACAAGTCCTGATAACAAACTAGATCGAGGGGTGGGCGTGTTCTCCCGAGCGCTCACCTCTCATTAAAGGAGTAGATATGCCTTCAATAATCACAGCCACCCAGCTGAGATCTGTTCTTGGCGTATCCTCATCACTTTACAACGACGCATATTTAGATCAAATAATTGATACAGCTGAGGCAGTTATTCTGCCTATGCTAGAAAAATATGCTTCCCCAATCGGGAGCACTAAACTTTTAGATAACAAAGCAATCTTTACTACTGTTGGCGAAAACCTATTTAGTGCTGGTCAATCGGTAGTTATTACAGGTTGTGGCTCACCTTACAATGGCACTCGCACGATCTTAGATGATGATAATTTAGGCGAGTATTCGTTTGCTGCTGCAATTACAAATGCCGATATTAACGAAGCAAACGTAATTCCAAGTGGTCTAGCCACCCTATCGGGAGCTTCTACTTATGTAGGCAACGACGCTATTGAGTCGGCAGTTTATGTTGTAAGCGTTGAAGTATTCCAATCACGCACCGCAGCAGGTGGGCAGATAGAGGGCGTGGACTTTGCACCAACTCCGTACCGTATGGGCAGAAGCCTCGTCAATCGTGTCCAGGCTCTACTTGCGCCGTTCATTGATGTCGAGTCGCTATGCCAATAAGTGCAACTCGTACTGCTCTAGAAACAGCTTTAAGCGGTATTGCCGCTAACGTTTACAACTCTGTACCTGAGTCGGTAATACCACCTGCAATAGTTATCGTGCCTGACTCGCCATACATTGAGTTCGAGACAATAAGCAAATCTGTTATTAGGTGCAAACTTAATTTTACTATTACCGTTGCAGTTAGTTATTACAGCAACGAAGCAGCGCTAGATAACCTAGAGACGTTGCTACTTTTAGTCTTAGCAGCTCTGCCTGCTAATTATGTAATTGGGGCAGTAGATCGCCCGTCAATTACGCAAGTTGGTGCAAGTGACTTACTTGTGGCTGACTTTAACGTTTCAACCTACTACACAAACTAGGAACAAATATGGCAACAACAGTAATAACAGGCAGAGATGTGTCCTTCACTATTGGTGGAAACTCATACGACGCACAAGCAACAAACGCAGTATTAACTGGCACAACAGATCGTCAGACATACCAAACACTAAACGGCAAAGCTTTTAAGGTTGTGGATAACGACTTTATTTTTACCGTTGATATGTTGGCAGACTGGGGCGTAACTGGATCACTTTGCGAAGGTATCTGGAACGCAACAGAAACTGCACCTGACTCTGGAATTAACGTAGCCTTCACAGCTGCAACTGGTGCTGCTTTCGCTTTCCAAATCCTACCTAACTGGCCAACAGCAGGTGGATCAGGAGTGGACGCACAGACTGTTAGCTACACCTTCCAGGTTATCGGCGTACCAGCAGAAACGTTTTAATTAACACAATCGGGAGAACAAATGAAACTAAATATCAAGATAACTACAAACGCAGGCGACCAGGCTACATACACAGCACAGCCGCCTGAGTGGCGCAAGTGGGAATTAGAAACTGGTCAAAAGATCAGCAAAGATCCTTCACTAGGTATTAGCGATCTTATGTTCTTGGCTTATTACGCTATGAAGCGCGAGAACCCAAACAAGGCAGCGCTAAGTTTAGATAATTGGTGCAATTTGGTTGCAGATATTGAGATAGAGGAAACAGCAATAAACCCCACCCAAGCGGTAGCCTCAGCCGACTAATAGTCGAACTAGCTATCGCAACACAGATCCCTATGCAGTATTGGGATACAGCTGAGGATATTGCAACGGCACTAGAGATACTTAAGGAGCGAAATGGCGGACGTTAAAGTCGAATACGACAAAGCCGACATACGTCAAATCCTTAAATCTTTTAAGGCTATGGACGAGGAAGCAGTAGAACAGTCTAAGAAGTTATCTGCTGAACTTGCTGAGTATGCTGCTGATCAAATTAAAGCTGCTGCTAGACGTAATAGCAAATACCCTAAAGGCTCAATCAAAATCGCTGACGGTGTTCGTATTGCTAAGTCAAGCAAGATCGGTGAGTTTAAGTATGGCTTTGCTAGTCAAAAATTAAGCGGTGGCGGTACTACTTTAGATATTCTTTACGGCTTAGAGTTTGGCTCAAAGCGCTATGCTCAATTCCCAGGCAGATCCCCAAACAGGGGTAGAGGTAATGCTGGCTACTTTATCTATTCAACCTTAAGACAAGAACAGCCTGAACTTATTAACAAATGGGAAAAAGGCTTTAAGCAGATTACGGATAAATACTAATGGCTGGCAATCGTACTCTTAAACTATCTATTCTTGCTGATACAGCAGATTTAGTTAAAGGCTTAAACAAAGCCCAAGACGAAACCGAAAAAAGCAGCAGTCGCATTGGTGGCGCGTTTGCAGCCGTTGGTAAAGCAGCTGCGGTTGCTGGTGCTGCCGTTGCAGCTTATGGCGTTAAATTAGCCGTAGACGGCGTTAAAGCGGCTATTGAGGACGAGCAAGCCCAAGTCAAGTTAGCAGGATCCTTAGAGCGTGTTACTGGTGCTACCAAAGATCAGATAGCAGCAGTGGAGGAACAGATATTAAAAACCTCACTTGCTACGGGTATTGCTGATGATGAATTACGTCCAGCGCTAGATCGTTTGACTAGATCAACTAAAAACGTAGATCAGTCACAAAAGTTATTAAATCTTGCTTTAGATATTAGTCGTGGTAGTGGTAAGAGTCTGGAATCTGTAACCAATGCGCTATCTAAATCCTTTGAAGGTCAAAATACAGCTCTAGGTAAACTAGGTGTCGGTATCTCAGCTGCTCAGTTAAAAACTATGAGCTTTGATGACATAACTAAGCAACTAGCTAATACCTTTGAGGGTGCTGCTGCTCAATCTGCTGAAACGTTTGCAGGCAAAACCGCTAGGTTACAGGTTGCCTTTGATGAGGCTAAAGAATCAGTAGGCGCAGCCCTATTGCCAATCTTAACTCGTTTGTTTGATTTTATTAACGAGTATTTAGTGCCAATCTTTGATCGTTTTAGTGGCGATACATCTGCTCTTGGTAATAACATTAAGAACTTTTTAACACCTATTCTAAACACTTTGCAATCTGCTTACGAAAAGATTAGCACAGCAGTTAGAGAAAACGCTGACGAATATCGTCCACTAATTGACCTGCTGAAATCTTTGGCTAACTTTGTTAAGGGTACAGTTGCACCGATATTAGTTGATGTATTAGGTGCAGCTTTTAGGGGCATAGTTAATACAGTTACCTTCTTAATTGACAAGATAGGCGATCTAATCCAATTGTTTGCTAGATTAGGTAATGCCATAAAAAACTCACCACTAGGTAAATTAGGCGCAGGTATTGCAGACATATTTACAGGTGGTGGCAGTAAAGCAGGATTAAACGTTAGCACTCTTGAAGGTGGCGCTGGTAGAAGTCAAGGTCAGATATTGCCTGGTACTGGCGGTAAGGTCATACTTAATGGTCGTGAATACATACAAACAGGTGATTTTTTAGTACCACAATTTAGCAAGAATCTTACAGCTGCCGAATCTGCTATCTACAATAGGTTTCTTAAAGATCCTGAGCGCCAAGCCATTACAGTTGGCGAGCAAATTAAAGAGCAACAGATTTTTGACATATTAGGATTTAAGCGTGTTAGCGATTTACAAGGTGGCGCTCAACCTAACGTAACAATTAACGTAAATGCACCTAGCGTAATTGATCAGGAAGGCTTTGCTAGAGCAGTTGGAACTGCTTTGAGTAATGCAACAGCTAGAGCAGGTACAATACAAACCACGCCAGCCTTTGCAGTCTAATGCCAGCATACACACCCAATCCAGCCGTATTAATTGACGGAGTAACTTACACGGGCGACACGCTCAATGGTGTGAGCATTACTACTGGGCGTACAAGTGTTGATGAGCAACCGCGTGCAGGTTATTGCACAATTACTTTAATTACGTTTAACAATAATATTCCCGTAGTTGAGATAGATCACTCAGTACAGGTAGAAATAGATGATACGACTGGCACGCCTGTAATTATCTTTGCGGGCTTTGTTTCAGATGTAGAGCGCAGTATTCAGTCTTATGGATCAGTTGGCTTTGCCACTACCACACGCATTACAGGTGTAGGCTCACTTGCTAGATTAAATAGGCGCTTAGTTGGCGGTACAGGCTTTGCTAAAGAGTTTGACGGTACTCGTATTCTAAACATAATTAGCGAAGCCACAGCTGAACGTTGGCAAGATACTCCAGCAGGAGTTACCTGGGCTGCCGTTGATCCTGTACTTACCTGGAACACTTACAATCCTTATTTAGGCGACATAGATACGCCTGGAGATTATCAAATAGTTGCATATTCTAGCGGCGAAACTAATGCCTTTAATCTTGCTGGTCAAGTAGCCAATAGTGCTAGAGGCATACTTTATGAAGGTCGTGACGGTAGGCTTAATTATGATGACGCAAGCCACCGAGTTAATGAAGTCAGTACCAATGGTTTTACAACTATTCCTACCAATGTAATACTGGCAAGTAACTTATCAACTATTGAGCGTATGTCTGATCTTGCCAATGACATAACAGTTATTTACAAAAACGGACAAAGTGAGTCAGATACTAATGCTGGTTCAATTAGTGAGTATGGTCAGTTAGCCGTATCTATTACTACTTTGCTAGAACAACAGTCAGCTGCTTTAGCCGTGCTTGATCTTTACCTAACTACTCGCGGTTATCCTCGCCGATCCCTTAGCAGTATCACAATACCTTTACAACTTGACTCTATGACCAATATCTTGCGTGATGATTTAATTGAGGTTTACAACGGTATGCCGTTGGAGATCAATCCACCTGACACAATCTACGAGAATAACTTTGCTGGGTTTGTCGAAGGCATAACCTGGACAATCAACCAATATGAAGTATTTTTAACGCTTTATCTGACAGAATACGCACTAAGCGTACTAGCACAGAATTGGAATCAGGTTTCACCTTTAGAGGCTTGGAATACGGTTTCAGGTACACTAGACTGGGCAGAAGCCCAAGTCGTGGCATAAGGAAGGTAATAAATGGCAACAACGCCTAATTATGGTTGGGTCACACCTGCGCCAACAGACTTGGTGACAGACCTACCAGCAGACTTTGAAACGTTTGCAGACGCGGTAGACGCAGATCTAGCAGGTTTGCTAGGTGGCACTACTGGTCAAGTTTTAACTAAAGCAAGTGGCACAGACCACGACTTTGCGTTTGCTACACCAACCGCTGGTATTCCAGCGACCATACTAGACGCTAAAGGTGATTTAATTGTTGCGAGTGGAGCTGATACAGCGGCACGTTTGGCAGTTGGCACTAATGACCACGTTTTGACAGCTGATAGCGGTGCAACAAATGGTGTTAAATGGGCAGCAGTTTCAGCAGCCGCACAAAACTTTACGTTAATCAACACGGGCGGAACCGCTTTAACAGGAGCCTCAACCATTACAGTTAGTGGCATTTCAGGCAAAAACTCACTTTATGTTTACATTAAGGGAGCAAGTTGCACAAGTGCTAGTGGTATTATTAGATTTAGATTAAACACCGATAGCACTTCAGATATTTATCAAACTAATTTAAAAGAGTTTCAAGCTAGTTACAGCGCCCAAGACAGGTCAGTGGACGGCTTTACTCAAGTTTTAATTGCAGAAATACCTGAGGTTGCTATGACAGCATACGGTAGTATTTTAATATATGGTTGCAACGCTGCTGGAGTAAAACCATTTCAGCTTACAGGTACTTCTGGCACGGGAGCCAACGGTAAAAATTATTTAGGCAACGGTCATTACGCTGGCACAAGTGCAATTTCGAGCGTGTCAATTTTATCAAGTGGTGGTAATTTTGACGCAGGTACAGTTTTTGTTTACGGAGCATAAGGAAAAAAATGACAGAAATACACAGAACACATAACGTCGCAACTGGAGAAATAGTTGAAAAACCTTTAACTGCAAAAGAAATTGCAGAAAATAAGGTTATGCAAGATTTATTAGAAACAGGTTTAGCAATAGCGAAAGAAAAAGAATTGTCACGTCAGGTATTACTTGACAAATTAGGAATTAGTGCCGACGAAGCAAAGTTGCTATTAAGTTAATGTATCCAGTACCTAATTACAAGATCAGCACACCATACAAGCGCAAAGGCGAACTCTGGAAACTGGGCTATCACACAGGCGTAGATTTTAAGGCGCCTGCTGGCACACCCGTTGTAGCAGCTCAAGCTGGTCGTGTATTAGAAGTTAGTCAGCGTGTCTCTTGGGGCGAGTCTTATGGCTCAGCCATAGTAGTTATGCATAAAGATATGTCTAGGGCGATTTATGCACACCTAAGCAAAACGCTAGTACAAAAGGACGCACAGATCCAAATGGGGCAATTAATTGGCAAGGTAGGCAATACTGGGAATAGCACAGGTAGCCACTTACACTTTGAGGTCAGATCAGGTAATAACAAAGACGGGTCAGGGTACAAGTATGGAGATGACATTGACCCAACACCTTACCTGGCTGATGATGAAGTAACTCTTGGGTTAGAACGCATAGGAAAGGTACCTAATGCAAAAAGCGGAAAGTCCACAAAAGCAAATAGACAAACTGCTGGCACAGATAGCAAACCTAGCGTGTGATGTACCTGCCGTAGCCACCAGCTACGTTTTAGTGGTCGAGTATTTTACTGAAACGGGCGAATACTTTGTAGATACCCTAAGTAGCGATGAACAGCCAGTATGGCGTTTGCAAGGCTTAATGAATTATGCAATAGAAAACTTAACCACAGATTACGAGACAGAGGACATAGAACAAGATGACGACTAAACAAAGCAAACAATTAGCACTAGGCGTATCTGCCTTCTTAGCTGCTTGGACAGCTGCAAACTATGAGCTAACTGCACAGGCAATTCTTGGATCTTTAGCTGCTGCCTTAACTGGGTTAATGGCACCACAGGATAAAGCGAAGCCATAATGTTTATTGACGCTAACGTTGCTTTGTCGTTTATTACGCTACTATTATCTTTAATGGCGATACTTACTAGCATAGTGAGAAAATTGGCAAAGATTGAAGCTCAAGTTTTACCTAATAGCGGATCAAGTATTAGCGACAAGGTTAACAGCATAGATAAGCGACTAGCGATATTAGAGGCTTTACTAGAGGATAGATGAAGCGCATACTGATCGTATCTGATCTGCAAATCCCTTACCACGATAAGAGGGCAGTTGCTAATCTGATTGACTTTGTAAAGCGATACAAACCTGATCAAGTCGTTACTATCGGTGACGAGATAGATATGCCTACTATCAGCCGTTGGACTGCTGGCACAGCTGGGGCTTATGCAGGCACCTTGGCTAAAGATCGTGACGAAACTGTACGCATACTTGAAGCTCTAAAAGTAACTGACGTAATTAGATCAAACCATACAGATCGTTTATTTAACACTATTGCACTAAGAGCGCCTGGCTTATTAGGTGTGCCTGAATTAGAACTACCAAACTTCTTACAATTTAAGGAGTTAGGCATTAAGTATCACCGCAAGCCGTTTGAGTTAGCACCTGGCTGGGTAGCGCTTCACGGTGACGAAGGCAGTACAAATGCCACTCCAGGCTTAACAGCCCTAGGATTGTCTAGGAAGCACGGAAAGAGTGTGGTATGTGGTCACACCCACAGACTAGGCATAACTCACGCCACAGAGGCCTCAGGGGGCGTTCTAGGGCGTATCCTTACAGGGTTTGAGGTTGGCAACCTTATGAACTTTAGCAGCGCCCATTACCTCAAGGCTGGGTCAGGTAACTGGCAACAAGGCTTTGGCATACTTTACGTTGATAACAAATTGGTAACGCCGTCAATGATCCCTGTACATAAAAACGGATCGTTTGTAGTCGAGGGCAAAGTCTACGGAAACTAAAAACCCCTAAACGAGAGAGGTGTTTAGGGGTATCGCTTAGTTTGAGACGGCTGCGACACGCCAAATCATAGTGATTGACTGACCACCTTGCAAGTGTCGGGCATAAGTGCTTAGATCTGTCTAGGCGGTAAATCGCCGCTACTAAGAGACGGAGTAGATATGCTAGAAGCACTAGAACTAGCTTTATGGTTAGTGATCTTATTTATCTGGACTGGCACTTGGTTTGCATTAGGCAAACTAAAAGGTCAAATAGAAGCTGAGAAGTATCAGCAATTACTAGGCGACATAAGCCGAGAGAAGCAAGCACACAGCAAGATTATTTATGATTGGGCTCGCTATGGGCTTTAATCTTGATAATTATGAAACAGTTGCAGAACGCTTAGACGCAGCTCACAAAGAATACCTGAACCTTCGTGTGATTACTTCCCTGATTCACATAGAACGCAACAAAGAGGGTATGCCTATTCAGTATGTCTGCAAGGCTGAGATATGGATAGGAGATCTGCTAAAGGCAACTGGTTGGGCTGAGGAGATAGTCGGGAGCAGTCCAGTTAATCGCACAGCTGCGCTAGAAAACTGCGAAACCTCAGCAGTCGGTAGAGCTTTAGCCAATATGGGATACCAGGGTAGCGATCCTAAGAAAACACGTCCAAGCCGTACTGAAATGGCAAAGGTAGTGCATATGGTAAAACCCGAAGTACAGGCAGTTAAAGACGCTAATCCGCTGAACTGGGGCAACGACATACCGTTACCACCTGAGCCATTAGATGATCCCTTTGGCGATTGGAATACTTGGACACCCTCAGATAATCCGCCTGAACCTAAAGCAGTAATTAACTCAACCAATATGCCAGCGACACCTAAGCAATTAGGATTTATTCGCAAGCTATGTTCAGAGAAGCAGCTTGACGCATACGAATATGCAACTGAGCAACTTGGCTACAAAGTAGAAAGCCTAAATCAGTTGTCTAGGGCTAATGCTTCACAGCTGATCGAGAGCCTTAAATGAGCCTAAAAGGTATGCCGCTTATGTACACGCTACCTAATGAGTTTGCCGACGCTAATGAGTGTCCAGCGTGCGTTGGTGTGGGTTATTGGCTGAAGTTTGACAATGACAATGGCGAGATCAAAGAAACTAAAGAAACCTGCGATCGTTGCTTAGGTAACGGTCTTTACAGACAAGAGATGAGAGAGACAGATGATGACAACAAGTGAAAAGTTAGACTCTATGGAGTCAATAATAGCTACAATGGTAGAAATGCAGCAGCAACAGTTAAACGCTTTGCTAGTGCTTAAACAGGCGTTGAAAGAGGTGGCTTGTGACTATTACGCCCAATGAACCAATAGAGATAATCCCTAGTCGTCCATATTATGACGATTGGAGTGATGATGATACAGACTGAGTACGACCTATTTAATTACCTGAGAAACATAGTCCCTGATCTAACAGCCAGCCCTAATCCTTATTCAGTTTATGATTGCTGGTCTAAACGTTTCAATATGTATGTAGAGCTTAAATGCAGACGTACCCATTACGACAAGCTGCTAATCGAATACCCTAAATATCAAAGACTGGTTACTACTGCCTTTCTTGGTAGATATGTGCCATACTATGTATGCTCAACACCAAACGGAGTATTTGCATTTAATCTAATTAACCATAACCCTGAGTGGGTGTCTGAGCTTATGCCAGCAACTACCTTTGGAAACCAAACCAAGATACCTAAAATGATTGGCTACTTACACACAAGTGAGGCTGAAAAGATATGGGAACTTCCGATTTTAAGATAAGTAGATGTGTATGCGGTGCGTGGCGACACGCCAATAGAACGTGTATGACTTGCTTAAACTTGACAAAGCATTACACTTCGCAGGCAGCGTTAGCGGCTCCACTAGCCAGGCAAAGCGTCCCGAAGGGCGCTCTATTGCCTAAGCAGAATTAAACGGTTGTACTTATGCTTGTGGATATGTTGATAACTATTGCTCTTTACTCACAAAAGCCTAGTATTGAACAACCCTTACCTGTGGATAAACGCATAGAACGGTATGTAAGTAGAAGCTATGATCGTACTAATGCCAATTGCGCTTTACGTATCGCATACAAAGAATCAAGATTTAACCAATTCGCTTTATCTCGGGACAAGCGATACTGGGGCGTATTCCAATTGGGTCATACTCAATCCGATAATTGGACAATGCGAAGGCAGCTTAGGTTGGTTGATAAATACATACACCATAGATACAAGAACTGGTGCAATGCTTGGCTTCATCATCAGCGCCACAACTGGTACTAATGGCAACATACGATAAACGTTGGCGCAAAGTAAGACTCATAGTATTAAAGCGTGATGATTACTGCTGCTACTACTGTGGTGGTACAGCTACAACCGTAGATCACATACAACCCATATCCAAGGGTGGATCTATGCACGACGAACATAATCTAGTTGCTGCGTGCCTATCCTGTAATAGTGGCAAGAAAGACCGTACAACAGTCCCTGGGGCTTTTTTTAGGAGTAAAGGACAC